CTACTTTGCCGTTACCCATCTTAGGTTTTGGAGTTGCCATTATTCATCCTCTTCTTCATCGTCATCCTCGAACTCAAGGTCGTCGAGGTCTTCTAATTCTACATCTTCAATGTCGAAGAGGTCTGGGTCTAGTTCTGGTTCAAAAGTATTGTCAAACTCATCTGCCATGAGTATCTCCTTAATTTGAGTAGTCTAGGAATTGTTGGAAGTTTACCAACTCTTCGCTGTTGCACTGGTTAGTGTCTACAGTGACCACACTATAGTTGTCTTTGTAGCGTCCACGAGGCAAAACACGGGTAGGAATAAAAACTTGGTCTTGGAAGACAATTCTGTCCTGGATGTGAAAGTTAGGGTCAGTAATAAGGTTAGGCAAAAGACGATTGACGTCCGATACGCCCAAAACAAGGCGCAAGGTATCTACGGTGTAGAAACCACGTTCGTTCATAATGTTAGTACCACGTATTTGTTGGCCCATAATAACTGGGACCTTAATAGGGTCTCTCCAGATAATTCCCTTGCCAGATTCTTGGCTTGAGACATCGTAAATAGGGTCTACCCAGTCTGCGTAGTCTGCTAGAAGAGCGTTTTCATCCCATACATACCAATCAACTTCGGTACCTACTGGGTCACGGAGTTCATCCGTTACGCCTTCTTCCATAGAAGACTTTTCGTAATCAATCTTAAATCGCCCTTGGACTTTGCTTCCACGCATGGCGCCTCCTTAAGAAAGTGGGTAACGAACGATAATTAAGCCAGAACCGCCAGCACCACCAGCGTATTGAGTGTTGCCGTTAAAGGTAGCACCTCCACCGCCTCCGCCTGTGTTTACAGTTGCTGCACCTCCAGCAGCCCCACTAGAAGCACCACCAGACGCTCCGCCTCCTATACCACCTGCGCCACCGTTATAGGAGTAACCACCACCACCGCCTCCGCCTGCAATGTAGTAAACACCACCAGAAAGAACTCCAGTGTTTGTTATTGAGTGCCAAGTTGTGTATGTCGATGTTCCAATTCCACCTACTCCAGGAACAGTAGTAGTTGCAGTACCACCTACGGCACCTGCTCCTCCGCCACCACCAGAGTTTTCCATGCTTACACCACCACCACCATTATTGCCTTGACCTGTTGTTCCTGTTCCCACAGCAGTATTTGCGTATGCACCGCCTCCAGAACCTCCTGCTAAACCTGCACCAGCGGCTCCAGCACCACGTCCGCCGCCGCCGCCGCCAATGGCAATACTTGAAGAAAATATTGAATTAGTGCCGTTTGTTCCTGCGACTTGTGTTGCTCCTCCAGAACCTCCAGAACCAACTAAAGCAGTGTAAGAGTTTCCAGCGTTCAAAGTTTGCGATGATGCGTAAAGCACACCACCAGCACCACCACCACCACCAAGGGTCCCTGCTCCTCCAGCACCACCAGCAACATTGGCTAGGCAAGAAAGAACCAGTAGAAGTAAAGGTATGGTAAGCATAACCACCAGCAACAGTAAGTGTTCCACCTGTTGCTTTTACGCCATTAGAAATACCGTAAAGGGTAAAGGTGCTGTTGGCTACAAAAGTGCCTGATGCTGCTGTCAATGTGATAATGTTGATTGCACTTGTTCCAGTATGAATATAAGAACACAAACGAACGTTGGCTAAAGTTGCATTGTTTTCTGTAACAACATCACAACTCATAGACTTTTGAGTAGAACCTGTGTAGTTTGGAATATACACCTCAAAGTTACCAAGTGTATTGCTTGTTGCCGTAGAACCTGGCATCGGTGGGTGAACATTTGTTGTTGTAAAAGCGTTACTAGATGGTGTTCCAGAGCCGATTCCACTCAATTCCCTTGTTGTGTAATTGCTTCCAGTATCTACGGAACCGTTGCCTACTTGGATATTGCAGTCAGTTTGGTATGAAGCGTCAGTACCTCTTGCACTGACCACAAGTTTTAAGTCAGTATAGTTTTGCGGAATATTAGAAAAAGTCACAGACGCAGCACTAGAACTAAGTGTGTAAGTCTGAATAGGAATAAGTGTATTTGGCATTAGACTGGATACCTCACAATAATAATTCCTGAACCGCCTGCTGCAGCAAGGCCGTATCCTGCATGACCTCCACCACCACCGCCACCTCTGTTAGCAGTTCCTGCAGTTGCATTAGTAACAGAGTTATAACCTTTAGCACCAGTACCGCCACCACCTGTACCACCAGGACCAGCGCCAGCACCGCTTGGGTAACCACTTCCAAATCCGCCACCGCCACCAGCATAAGTCACTGAAGAACCAGAGATAGATGTTGCTCTTCCGTTACCGCCAGAGCCACCATTTGGCTGTGATGCGTTACCGCCCGCAACGCTTGCACCGCCGCCACCACCACCTGCAATTTCAGTAGAACCCCATTGACCGTTAGCAGTACCTCCACCAAATCCCTGTCCAGAAGGAGAAGCAGAACCACCTACTATTCCAGTACGTCCAGCACCGCCACCACCAGAACCACCATTTGCTCCTACTTGAGTTTGGTCGCCAGTAGCAGCACCACCTCCACCGCCACCAGTTGCAGTAATAGAGGCGAATGTTGAGTTAGAACCGTTCGGTGCTTGGTTTGTGTTTTGTGTAGTTCCTACTGCCCCACCTGCACCCACAGTTACGGCGTAGTCAATTGCTAACAGAGATAGAGCAGACTCTAAAGAACCACTACCACCAGTTCCAGTTACTGTACAGCGCATACCTCCAGCACCGCCACCTCCGCCAAGAAGTTGACCACCGCCACCTCCTCCTGCTACTACTAGATAGTCAGCAGTTAAAGGTTGTTTTACGCTAAATACTCCTGTTGTGTTAAATGTGTGATACCAATATGTGCCATCTGTAACTACAACATCGCCACCAGTTGCTTTAGGTGCAGGAGCGGCTGCTTTGATTCCGTAGATAGTAAAGGTAGACCCTACGGTAAAGTTGTTGCCAGATAATCCGTAAACTCTAATAGATGTAATAGGCTCTGTTTTTCTCCAAGTACCTATGTTTACTGCAACATAACCAGTTGTAGAGTCTCCTCTACTTAATACGCTTTTATTAATGTTAGGGTTAGCATAATTCTGTATATTAGAACGGCACATAAATCTTGAGTTTGCACTTGCTTCTGTATTAGTCCATATAAATGCTCTGCTTGAGGCTGCACCTGCTGAAGCAGCACTTCCATTTCCTCTAAAAGGTAAATCAGAGTAAGAAGTAGTTGTGTCTCCATTAAATTGAAGGTTTAAGTAATCTGTACCAGAAAATGAACCGTTAACTACTAACACTAAATCAGTAAAAGTAGAAGGTATATTAGAGAAAGTAACTGAAGTTGCAGTTGCAGATAAAGTTGTAGAGTAAATAGGAGTATTGGTACTAAACTCTCCTTGAGGACCACCGCTTGGTGTAGTTGTTATTGGCATTAGGCCACCTTAATTCCATACAATGCAAAAGAACTATTTGCTTGAAACGGGTATGTACTGACGCTTAGGGTAACGCTATTGATGGCTGATTGGGATAACCAAAGATGAGAGTAAATACCTGTAGCGCCAGAGCCATTTCTATCTACACCCCATAAAGAACGAGCAACTTTGTTTTTAGAGGTATTTGCGTAGTCAAGAATATCTATAAGATTAAGAGCGCCATAAGTTTGACTTACAAGGCCAATTCCAGCGCCATAAGTATTTACTCCAGCGTTTGAGTATGCATATACACTTGATTGATTTGAACCTGCTTGATGGTCACGGTAATTTGAGCCAGTACTATCTGTGTTGTAGTACATGTTCAAAGCCTCTTGACCAGTAGTTAAACAGTTTGCTCTAATTTGTAAGTGTGTGTAATTAGAGGGTATACCGCTAAAAGTTACGACAGAAGCACTTGAAGTCAAATTAACAGTTGCTAAAGCAAACATTCCGCTTTGAAAAGTAACTTGGTCCCAAAGTTTATTGGTTTTAGGGGTAGTTAAACCCGCACCACTTAACCTTTTAATTGACATTGGAACCCTTTTCTAGAAAAAGAAAAATTAAATTACTAGTGTTGCTGCTTCTTCTTCGGTAAGTGGTGTTCCTGCTACCAACTTAGCCTTAGCAGATGCCTTAAGCGCTTCTAGTGC